TTTTATCTATAAACTTCCTATGGTAGTGTCTTAACGCATCTATAAGTTTTTTGCAATGGTCTGTATCAATCCAACATCTAGGTAGTAACATTGTAGTTGCATGTATTCCATCTTCAAATGGAATCTTAGGAACTACTTTAAAATTTACACCTAATTGATAAGCAACCTCACGTCTTGTTTTCCCATTACCAAAATCTGTAACTTCAATATCGTGTGGTGCAAAATGATCTTTATAAACGTAATCTTTAGTTTGTAACATTTGAACATAGTGGGGTAACCCTTGTCCACGTTCTTCGTAGTAATCTATTATATTAATTGCTCTTCCCATTTGTTGAAAGAATATAACTGCTGAATGATCTGATACACCTAGATCCCATGCAGTACTTACAGGTAGTGATGGATCATAAGGAACTCTTGTTAGCTGCCTAGCATCTTCTATCTTAGCAATAGTATCTCCATAAACAGCACCTTCTATATTTGCAATCCAATCGCATTCAAACTCTTGTTCGTATTTTTTTTCACCCATTACTTTTCTTGCCGCAACAAGTTCGGAATCATCTACTATTTTAGTTTGTGATGCCTTAGCTTTATAATGAAACCACTCTTCATCTCCTTGTGCGTGCTGGTATAATTCGTAGAAATTATTATTTGTTCCTTGTGGTGTACCAATAAATACGCACCATCCTTTTCTATCTGACAATGCTGGTCTTATAATTTCTGTAAACAACTTACCTTGCACGTTTGCATACTCATCAATAACGCAACCATCTAAATAGATACCTCGTAATCCATCTGAGTTCTCTGAACCTAACAATGTTATCCTTGCACCATTAGGAAGATCGCATCGTAATTCTGTTTCATTGAATTTAACACCAGGTATTAATGATGTGTACTGTTTCATATAATCCCACGCAATAGATTTGGCTTGTTTAAAGGTGGGTGCTATGTAAGCAAAACGTGGATTATTGTTTGTTGATTTTAAAGCTGACATTAATAAATGATTAATCATACATACTGTTTTGCCAAACCTTCTATGGCAGACTAATACAGACCATCTTTTTTTCATTAGTTTAAAATGAAGTCTTGTTTGCTCTCTTCTTGGTGAATAGGGTATTTTATATTCTGAATTATTAGATTTTATAATTGTTTCGGTAATTGGTGTTAGCATGACTAATGAATTAATTTAGATTTTGCATCGCTTATAATTGCGTTCTCAATATTCAATAACATCATTAACCAAGAACTAAAGATTGCTGAATGTTCTTTGTCTTCAAAACCAGTAAACTTAACTGTAATAGAGTTATCTTGATTTATAAATACAACTGCTTTTACATTAGCATTGTAATAATCTTCATCATCTTGGTGCATTAATCTGTTCATATACTATTAGTAGTATTTTAATATTATATTAAGGTTGGTCAGGCAAAGGAAAAGGGGGTGGGTTGTTTGTGGATAGTGTTTATTTAAGTTAGCGATTTTATTTGTTGTGTGGCTGGAGGTAAACTGACTATGGCTAAGGGTATCCTAATAAGTCCCATATATATCAATATAGAAAGTCTGGCGGCTTTTTTGGGTGTACCCACTCCTTTAATAAGGAATTTTAGCAAAACCTTTAAAAAGTTTATTGCTTTTTTTTAAATGTAATTGGTCGGATGCAATTATAAATAGTTTATTCCTATAACTTTTTATTATCACACTAAACTTTATTATAACTGACGCTATAAAGTGTTGCATAAATACAACATCCGATTACATACACACGTTTTGATTGATGCTTAATGTATTAGCTAAATCCAACTTTACTACACATATATAATTAATTGATCTTTATAATTACTCACACACTCAAAGGTTTTAATTGATGTAATGTTTTCTTTAAGTCTGTATTTAGTTTATGTTTAATTCCTTTTATTCAATCTTTAGTTAAGCTGTGGATATTTCTTTTCTATATATCTTTTCTTTCTGCTTCCCTTTTCTTTTAACCGCATAAAATAACACTTTAAAGAAATTAGATAATAAATTCAATAGCTTACTATTTTTGTTAAAATAATGATTTACTTATTATTATTCATACCCTAAAAGGTTATTAACTAAACAATGAAAGGAAATAAAATGCAAAAAATAAATAAAAAATCTTGGTTAAAAACATACGAAGTAAAACCAATGATAAAGATAGAATATAAAATTAACAATGTTTTTGGAAATGAAGTTAAGTCTTTAAAAACAGTTAAACCTTTTAAAGTTAATACTGTTAGAGAAGCTATTGATATTTGCGAATATGGAATAGAAAAAAACTTTGTTGTTTTCGTAAATGATAAAAAATATATTCCAATGAAAGGTTTAGGTAGAACTATTAATTTAAACAAGGAGGTTGCATAAATGCTTTGGTTATTTGTAGGAAGTATTGCAATTATAATAGTTATGTTTGGATTTTGCCTTGTTAAAATGGCAAACAATTTAGATTAAGTAAAGCAGCATAATTTTAACAACTTATTACTCCATATTTTTATGGAGTAATGAGATCTTAAAATAGATCTATACTATCATTGACAACCAATAAGGCTAATATTATAGTATAAATACAAACAATAACTTTGAAAGGGTTATAATATGACAAAAGTTAAAACAGTAGATAAAACAGAACAAGAAAAAATTGAGGCGTTAGCTAAACATCTAGACTGTTCCATTGATGAAGCTGTTGTTAGTATGGATGATTATTTGGTTTATACTGATGATGAGGCTGATGAAGCTGTATATAATTACATTGATGAAAGCGTTTGCTTTTTTAGATCTGATTTTATTGCAGCTCATGCTGAAGTAGATGAAGAAGTTATTAAAAAACTTCAGGAACTTCACGAAAATAGCAATCAAGCAATCAAATCATTAATAAAAGACTTTGATCATTTTGTTAATGATGCTGTCTTGTGTGATGGAAGAGCTCATTTTTTATCAAGTTATGATGGTGAAGAAAATGAAGTAAATGTAAATGGTAATACTTATTACGTTTATAGATCTAATTAAATAACAACTGAAAGGGTTATAAAATGGAAAATATAATTTATAAAGACTGGAATATTACTAACGCTTATAATGACAAGGGTGTTGAATATTGGACAATCTGGACACCTGATATGCTTGACATGGTAGCCGAAGATTTTAAAACTATTAAAGATGCTAAATCTTGGGTTGATAATCAGGAGGCTTCTTAATGTTTAGTAGAGATGATTACAAAGCATTAATTGTAACTACTATCATCATAATACTAGGCTATGCATCAATTCATTTATTGGTGTTCCTTGATGATTATTTTAAACTAACAATATATTAACTAATGAAAGGGTTATAATATGTACATCATAGACTACAAACAAAAAACGATAGCTAAGTTTAGTAAAAAAGAATTATCCAACTTTTTAAATTACTCTTATGACAAGAAGAGATTTATATTTGTTGATAATAAACAACACGCAAAGCAAGTTATTAAATACGCTATGCGATTAACTAACTAGGGGGTAAAATAATGACATCAATACAACAGTTAAAAGAGCATATAACTAGGCTTAATGATGAAAAACTATTAAACCAATTTGATCTTTATAATACTTACAGCGTTAAAGATATTAAAGAGGTTATCTATTATCGTTTAATTGAATGTGAATTAGAAAACAGAAGACTACTAACACACAAACTAATGGAGGATGATTTTGAATATGCACAGTAAAAAAAAGATCATATTAAATACTGATGACATTGTAGCTAATAGAAAAACTTTAAGCCTTAAACTAAACGTATGGAAGAAAGTTATTTCCTGTGCTGTACATGAAGAAATAACAATATCTAAGCTAATAAATAAGCTCATAGATAAGCACATTGAAGAAAACAATTACAACGTAGAGGATATGTTTAATAATAAATTGGAGGTGAAACAAATACTATACAGAGAGAACGAGGCGTTAGCCATTGACTATAAATTTGATAAGCAATTCTAATTATTTGGCTTGCTTTCTAATTCCTTTGTCTTGACTTCCTTTAGTTCTTCAGCTTCAAGATCTAAATATTGTTTCTGAAGTTCAGCACTATCAAGCCATGACACAGTAATACTTTGTTTAACATTGCTTTCCTGTGGTTTATTATCAGAGTATAGATCTGTAATTTTAGTAGCCAAAAATTGTATGAACTTTGTCTTCTCCCTAGTCCATGCAATAACATTAGGATCTAATTGCTTACCATTTATATCCTGCATGTAGATCTCTAATAGATGATCAACTAAAGTCTGAACGCCTAACTTTTGAGCCTCTAATATTCTAATCTTTGCTTCCTTGTTTTCTGGCTTTCTTAACCAAAAGTGAAATTTGTACAAGCTGATCGGCAATACCTTTTGATCTGAAAAAATTTCTGTAAGTGTTTTGCCATTTACTAGCAGCTCTTCTACTGTACTCAGAGCTGAATTGCTTATTGTCAATTCGTTCTTTGATGTTTCTTTCGTAGTAATCTCTGACATATTCAA